GTGATTTTCTTACAGCCTACGCAGCACGATCCCCTGACGTAGATTAACGGCCCCGCTTGGACTTCAATCCGAGAAGCTCAGGGTTCTTCTCGCGGATCTCGCGGTACTGCGTGGGTGACAGTTTCCGCACGTCGATCTGGCCATTCGCGCCCGGTGCCAGGCCACCGGTAGCCGAGTTGCCGCCGATGCCGCTGACGACGCCGGACTTGAAGAGGTTTCCGTAGAGTTCGGGCAGTTCCTTCATCCGCTTGACCGCGTCTTCGGGGGTCCGCCGGGTCATCACCGGCTCGCCCGTGTCGGGATCCCTGTCGGGAAAATCCACCATGGGGGCGAATTCGCCGACCCCCTGGCCCTTCTCGCCCGTCTTCTCGACCATTTTGGTCTGCGGCTTTAGTAGCGTAACGATCTGCGAGGGGCTGAAGGATTCATACGCGACCGCGGCGTCCTGCAAGGATCGCTCGATCGTCGAGCCGGTATACCGCTGCTGCCAAAGTTCCGCACGTTTCTCGACTTCCGCCAGACGCTCTTGGTACTCTTCCTCCAGCTTCTTCCGCTCGTGGGCGGCCTGCTGTTCCTTGGTGCGGTACTGGGCCCGGAGGTTTTCCAGCGATTCTTCCAACTTCTTGCGCTCTCCCTTGCTGAGGCTCTGGTTTTCGAGGAGTTGTTGGTAAGACGTCTCCAGCGTCTCGTACTTCTTGAGGTGCTTGCGGCGGTCGTCCGCCAGGAACTTGTTGAGTTCCTCCTGCGTGAACGTCCGCTGCCCGGCGTCCTGGGCGCCACGGTCGCCGCCCGGGCGATCCTCGACCGCCGCTTGATCGTCGGCCTGGGCGGTGTCGTCGGTCCGCGTTTCGTCGTCACGGCCACCGTCGTCGTCGCCTTCGTTGTCGTAGCAGGTCGCACAGGGAGTGGAGAGGTACAGGTCGCACAACATGGTCCAGCGTCCTTTCTTCAGGAAACCCTACTCAGTCGTATGGCGTCGTCGTCCCTCAAGAACGGTCGCAGGTATCTCCACGCCAAGGCGTTGGGCACCCCGTTGACGATATGTTCGATCGGGACATGGGCGCGGGAGTAGGTTGTCCGCACCGACGCATAACCCTGGGAAACGATCCCCAGGTTCTCCAATTCCAGTTCCGGGTCTTTGCCGTCCAAAAGCGAATGGGCGATCTCGTAACAGGCAATCCTTATCGCCTCGGGAACCTCCGTGTCGGCACCCCGCGGGAACTCCAACGGTTGTGACACTTCGGCCGCCCGGATCGCCTCATTGCTTGCGCCCGAGCCAAGCATATGGACCGAGTGCTTGCGACCCTTGAAGTTCAGCGTGTCGATCAGGAGTGTCGCCGCCCGCAAGGCCCTTGAACGGTCCGTCGGCCTGGCCTGCGACCAGGCGTGCTCGTGCAGCCGCATGGCAAAATAGTCCGCCGCCTCCTGGACCGAACCGTAGGTCTCTTGCGAGATCCCCTTGGGTTTTGGAGGGTCGGCCGGCTGCGGAGGGCTCGTCGGACCGATCTTCAACACCTGGGTGCCATCGAATGGAATCCCATAAATCATCCCGCTTGGCGCGAGGACGGCACCTTGCCATTGGTAGGTGCCCACGAGATTTCCGAAGGTCGACGCGGTTTCGGTGACCGGGTCGATTTTCAACACCCCGGCCGCATTGTACGGAACCGCGTAAATGCAGCCGTTGGAGGCCACGACGCCGGCGTTCCACTGGTTGGTTCCGGGAAGGTTGCCGAACGTGGAGGTGGTGTCGGAGTCAGGGTTGATCTTCAACACCTGGGCGGCGTCTCTGGGAATCCCGTAGATGATCCCATTCGGCGCCAGGACGCCGAAGGCCCATTTGTTAACTTCGGTCCCCAGGTTGCCGAAGGTGCTTGCCGTATCGGCGGCCGGGTCGATCTTAAGGATCTCGGCATCGTTCTTCGGAATCCCGTAGATACAACCGTTGGCCGCCAGAACGCCGTCAAACCACTTGTTGGTCCCGGTAAAGTTTCCGAAGGTGGTTACCGTGTCGGTCGTCGGATCGATCTTGAGCACTTCGGTGCTGCTGAACGGAATCCCGTAGATGCAACCGTTGGGGGCCAGAACACCGCCGGCCCACTTGTTGGTTCCGGGCAGACTGCCGAACGTGGATATCGTGTCGGTGGCCGGGTCGATTTTGAGGACCTTGGTGCTGGCGTACGGAATCCCGTAGATGCAGCCATTGGGCGCCACGACGCCGGCGATCCATTGGTGTTCTCCGGCCAGACTGCCAAACAGGGATGTGGTATCGGTGGCCGGATCAATCTTCAGCACTTCGGCAGCGTCGTACGGAATCCCGTAAATGCAGTCATTGGGAGCCAATACACCGCCGACCCACTTGTAGGTTCCGGCAAACTCCCCGAACGTGGATAGGGTGTCAGTCATCGACCGGCTCCTTCCCCACGCCACGAGTGCGATCGGCCGTCGTGTCGCGGAACGTGGTGTCTCGCGACTGGGCCTTTTCTTCGCCACCGGCACCGGCCGGGTCGGCCGAGAGGTCCTTCACCCCCCGCGCGGCCGGGTCACTGCCGTCCGTGCCGCTGCTCTGTGCCGCGGCGATTCGCAGGATGCGGGCCGTGTGGTCTTCGCGGGCGGCCAGGTGTTCCTCTTCGTCGAAGCCGAGGGCGACCGAGGCGGTCTTCTCGCCGACCAGCCCGGCGTTCTTGGCGTCGATGATCAACCTGGGGTCGCTGGTGGTGTAATGCGAGGCGTCGATCTCGCGGTGGATACGCTCGATCCGCTGGACGCTCACCTTCCCGGCCAACAGCACGGTGACGATGTTCTTGGCGATCTCGCGTTTGACGGTTCGGCCAGGCACCGTGTGCATCAGCTTGGCCAGCTTATCGGCCTCGTCGATCCGCTCCTGGTCCGACTTGAGACTGTACCGGTCGGGGTACTTGATCGTGGCGACCTGCCGGCGGGCCTGTCGCCGCTCTTCGTAGGCGGCCCAAAACTCGGCGATCCGCCGCTCGGCGCTTTCGAGCACCAGGCCGATGTACGAGAGGCCCGCCTCGAGCCCCTGGTTGTCCATCTGCTTCGATTCGGCCGACGCCCGGGTCGCCAGGTTCACCACGGCCAGGTTGACCAGTTTTCGAACGTCTTCCTCCAACTTGGTCTGGAGCTTGAGGCTGGCTTCGAGCGGCTCCGAGGGTGGGGCGATGAACGCCGGCGCGTTGGCCTTGATGTCGTAGGCCCGGCCTTGGGTGGAGCCGACCTTGATGTCCGTGTCGGCCGCACCCTGGCCGCCCTGCGTGGCCGTGCCGTCGGCGCTGGCGGCGACCTTGAGGTGCCCACCGACGGCCCGCAGGTCGCGCTGCTCGATGTAGAAGGGGAAGTTGGCCTTCAGGGCATGGTTGACGTCGCTGGAGCCGAGGTTCAAGAGCGCGATCTGGTGCTGGCAGACGTCCTTGATCAGGCTGTCGCCAATGTCCAGCATCACGAAAGGGATGCGATCCAGTTCGAGTTGGACCGCACCGCCCGGGTTGCCGTCGCGGCCGATCGGCTTGCCGTCGGCGTCGTAGAGCTGCAGGTTGACCTTGCCGGTCGCCTCGTCGATCCACAACAGCCGATACTGCTGGAAGGTCCGCGTCGGCAGGCCCGTTCGCTCGTCGCAATCGAGGCAGGAATCCCGCAACAGGAGCGATTGAAACTCGGACGGTTCCTCCGGTTTCGAGCAGGCCCACGACAGAATGTCTTCCACCTGGTAGCTGTACAGATACGGCCGGCGTCCGCTGGCATCGGCCAGCGTACCTACTCCTTCGACCACCGGATGGTCCACGTACACACCCACCCGGCCCATCACCAGCAAGTCGGTCAGCACCTTCATGCCCAGGAAGGAGGTCATCGTCGCGCCCCGGCGATCGACGCCGCCCTCCAGACCGGCCACGGCCTGCTGGTAGGCACCGCTCCCGCCGACGCGCAACACGTCGCTCATCCGCTGATAAATGGAATTACGGATGTCGTTCACCGCGGCCTTGGCGAACGCCGGAATCGGCGTGACCGCCTTGCGGCTGTTGAAATCGCTTCGCTCTTCTCGGGCACTGAAATGCTCGAGATAGCGATCGCAAAACTCGTCCCCTCCTTTGTGCACCAACCGCCACTTCTCCCAGTCCGACATCCAGGAGAGGTAGTTCGGGTGCCGGCTGTCGATGATGTTGTGCGAGGGTCGCTTGCGACTCATGATGTTGCTGACCTCCAGCGACCAACGGGAGCCGGTTCTTGCAGGGGTGCGGCAGCATCAACCGGCCGGCGGCCCTGCCGCCCTACAGGAACGACTTGATGTCCTGGTTCGTTTCTCGTGCCGCGACCAGCGGCAGGGCGATCTCGGCATAGGTCCGGGCGTGGGCGAAATGGTCGGGCCCGGTCGAGATGAACGTGGCCACCACGTTGCCGCCGCTGGTCTCCTGCTTGTCCTTCTTCGTATCCTTCTTTTCGCGCTCGTAGGTCCGGACCGGCGCCTTCAGGTGTTCTTGGTATTCATGGGACACGTCACGCGGCAGGACGATCCGTCGTGGTTGTCGAAACCGCCCCAGCGAAGCGCTCAGCCAGTTGGTCCGATCCACCGTCGCCAGCGGCGCCCCATCGTCGTCGTCGGTGATCGAGATTTCCTTGGCGGTCACGCCCCGCCGATAGCGGCAGAGCCAAACGTACCCGGGGAACCGCTTGGCGAACCGCCGGGCCTCCATCGGCCAGGGGTCGGCGTCGATCACGCAGGCCAGTACCTGCCATTCCCGCATCAGTTCGTCGAGCCGCTGGTCCCACTCGTCCTCGTAGAACTTGCCCTCCCAAAGCACCTTGGCCGTGGCCGCTACGTTCAAGTCCTGTGAATACCGATCGAAGAACCACTCGCAGATCTCGACGTGGCTCCATTTTCCTTGGTCGACGCCCATCGTGATGATCCGCTCGCCGCCGACCTCCGGACGGGCATCGTCCTTGGTGTGGTTGCGGATGCACGCCTGCAAATCGTCGTCGGTGATCTTGGCCCCGTCGCCGATGAACGGCAGCCCGAGCTTCGAGTTGTGGAATTCCTTGTTGGCCAGCTCGTCGCCGAACCCGCGGAAGTAGGCAACCACCAGCTCGCCCGGCGTGACCGTGAAGCTGTACAACTGGTTGATATGAAAGCCACGAATGTCCGGGTTGGCGTTCTTGGCCGTGGCGTGCCATGTGCCCGTGACCAGCCACTCGGGCTTGCTTTCGTGGAGCAGTAGGTGTCTGCATTCCTTGCACTTCAGAAACGATTCGTGGCAGCGAACATCGGCTACGTGCTCGCCGATGATCTCCACGCAGTCCGGCCACTCGAACTCGGTCCACCGCGAGCAGCACGGGCACTTGAAAACAAAATGCTCTTGCGTACTCGTCATGTAGAGCTTGTGGATGCCGTAGTTCGGGATGGTCGGCGTCGAGATGCCCCAGACGTGTTTGTGGATCTGGCCCGAAAGACGCTCCAGAGCGAGCCAAATCTGGCTCTGACACATCTCGTCGACCTCGTCCAGGAACAACTCCGAGACGGGAATCGACTTCAAATTGCTGTCGCCACGCGAGCCGCGGATGTAAAGTGTGTTGGCGCCGGCCTGTTTCAGGTTGATCGTGTTCGTGTCGGTGAAAATCTCGGCCAGTTTTGGGCTCAGCGCCAACGCCGTGGCAAACCGGGCCTTGGAAAAGTCGCTGGCGTTCAAGGCAGTCGGCAAGACGTAGAGTACGTCGCGTCTCAGCTTGTCGAGCACGTAGAGCGCCCGGTTGATCGCCACTTCCGTCACGCCCGCCTGGGCCGACTTCATCGCGTAGTTGAACGACGCACTGGAGTCGTGCATCTGGCGGACCCAGGGGTGGTAGGTCCACGAGTAGGGACCGGGGAACGGCTCGCCCATCACGCGACGGTTGGCCGCCCAACGGGAACAGCTTGTCAACGACCGGTCCGTGAGACCGTCCGCGATGGATTGCCGAAACGCGTCGATCAGGTTGTTCACCGTCCGGCCTCGCGCGGGAGAATTGCACGCCCGATTGGCAGACGAAGAGCAGAACGGCGACCGTCGATTGGAGCATGGGGGCGATCGTTTCTGATGGAGATCTCATTCGCTTTCAAAACGTCTCCCCTCGTGCCGAACCGCACGGAATTGTCAGTCCGACTCGGACCTGTCGCGGTCATCCGGGTGCTCTGGTGGCTTACAGTTGGGGAACTTCGGATTTGGGTGTGTCCGCCTGCTTCTCGGCGGGCTTCTCAGCTGGCTTCTCAGTCGGCTTGGGCTTCGCCGGAGGCCGCTCTACCGGCTTCGCCGGGGTTTCGATGGCCGCTTTCAAGACGATCGGCTCCATCCGCTGGTCGGGCTCGCCGCGGGCGTCACACAGTTGAGCCGAGACTTCGATCTGGTCCTCGCGGATCCCCATCGGGGTCGCTACCTCCAGGGTCGTATGGGAATCGTCCAGCGTGGTCGTCGTCTCGCCTTTGGGGCTCTTCACCGTCACTCGCACCAGCGGATGGGTCGGGCTCGACGGAAGGTTGACTCTCATGGTCTTGCTCCACGGGGTTTGTTGCGATCGCGGATTGGATGATCTGGTCCAGGTCGTCCCGCAGCATGTTGAGTTGCGGGACCGAACAGCCGGGGATGCCGGTCCGTGCGTAGGTTTCCAGTATCCGAAGATGGGCACCAACGGCCGTGCACGCCCGAGCCCATAGCCCCGCCCCTTGATCGTGCGTGAACTGTTCGGGCGTAACGACTGGGGCCGGCGTGGGAGGCACCTTCGTCGCCTGACCGCAACCGGGGCACGGTTCCTTCGGTCGCGCGACGTTCGTTCCCGGCCGCGGGCCGCGCTGGTTCATCGGGTCGTTTCGAACGGCCATGGGTGCCTCCGGGTTAGAACAGGAGCAGGAGCAAGCGGAGGATTTTGATCAAGAGCAAAATGCTTTCGGTCCGCTCCACTTCCTCGCCGTCTTTCAACACGATGTAGGTCGGCAGTCGCCGAACCCGGTACTTCGCCACCAGGTCCGGCCGGGCGTCACAGTCGATTTCGACCACGTGGACGCCGCGCCGCCTCAAGTCGGCCAGCCCGGGCTTGTCCCGCTGGCATGCTTCGCACCAGTCGGCCGTGAAGGCATAGACCTGGTGCGTGGGGGTCGGAGGCGAGCGGTCCGGTGCTGTCTGGCCAGGTGCTTGAGTTTCGCACCCAGAGAAGAACACCAGGACCGTCGCGGTGAGAAGGAAGTGATGCATCATGCCACCACCGGCTTCACGGGGGAGGGATTGTCGAGACTGGGCTTCGGTTCGGCCGGTTTGTCGAACTCCGCCAGCTTGGCCGCGACGTAAGCACGACCTTCCTTGGTTCGCAGTTTCGCGTCCAAAACCCGCTCGAAGACATCTTGGAATTCCTTGACGACATGCTCCTCGCCGTCCAGGAACAGCCGTGACAGTTCGGCAATCTTGTGGGCCATACCCGAATAGTCACCCACGCTGTAATCGATCGAGAATTCGGGCGTCTTCTGCAGGCCGTAACTCTGCAGCACGGCGGCCAGCCTTGCGGCCCCGCGCCGACGGTCCTCGATCTCGGTGTCCTTCTGAAAGAGCCACTTGGCGCCGAGGAAGGCGACCAGTGGAAGCAAGACCAGGATGGTGATGCTGGAAGACGTGAGTACCATTTGGATACCTCGCTTGGAAGAGACGGTTTGTTGAAGAGAACGGAGACGAGCCGCTTTTCGGGCCTACTTCTTGCCCGACGGGAAGTAGGTCTCTCGCCATTTGCTGGCCACGCCGGCGCCCACGCCGAGCAAGGCCAACCCGACCAACAGCCACCAAGGCGGCAGGCCGGTGTTCGGCTCGGGCCCCAAGTCGGGTGGTCCCGTATAGTCAAGCGGTTGCGGGGCCGGGTCCGGCTGGGGTTGGGGTTGGGATAGCGGCTGGGGTTGCGGCTGGGGCTGGGGAGTGGGGCAACCGTCCGGCCCGCACCGGCGTCGGCGGAACAGTTCGGTTCGGATCGCCTGGTCCAGCCCGTCGGCCGAGATGGGAATCTCCCGGCCGCACACCTGGTACATCACTCGGCCGTCGGCCGACTGAATCCGAATGCACGGTACTTGGGGCGTGTTCGGCGCATAGCGGTCGCGGTACATCGCCGAAGTCGTGGCGATCGGGTGGAAATGCGTCTGGGCCTTCAGGCGTCTCAGGTTCTGGTGCGAGTCGAACCAACCATTAACGGTCTGGTACTTCGCGTCGCACGGATTGCCGACCACGCTGATGTGCCACTTGTCCTGGTCGGCCGGCAGGTTGATCACGCGCTCTTCGGCGTGCAGAACGCCGAATTGCGGGTCGGCCTTCACGTCGCTCGGCTGATCGTCGGCAAGGCTGGGGCAGGCTGTGGCGATGACCGCCAACAGCATCAGAGAAGACAGGACTCGTCTCATAGCGTACCTCCTGGAGAGTTGAGGATGGGTGACTCACAATTCTTGGAAACAAAGGTATCACGTGCCTTCGCAGCTTCGTCTCTCACGCTGAACGTTTCAGTAAGGCAACGGCGGCGCGGGGCTATATACTGGGCAAATCGCCCAGGAGTTACTGTTGAACCACTCGGCGAGAAAGGTCTGTCGCGGGACCCAAGAGATTTGGCGATGGGGGTCGTTGTTGTCCAAGAGGCCGGCCCGTTCGTGATCCAGGTGAACCAAGGTAATCATGTGGCGGCCGCCGAGCACCGTGACGCCGGCACCCCGCCGAGTTCGACAGGCCCATTCGAGGAAGCCCACGTCGTTTTGCCCGACCGTGTACGCGAAACGAACGCCTTCGCGTTCCAACTTTTCGGCGAGACTGGTGGCCCATTCACCATTGCCATAGGACCGACGCCAGTGGTCAGCCATCGCGTACCGACCCTGCCACCGGAACAACGAGATCATCGCCGCGTGGACGCAAGACCCCTCGCCCAGATTCCCCAACCAATTGGTCTGCCGCAGGGCGACCGGCAGATTGATGGTGGGGTACTCGATCGGCGGGGCCGGCGCCGGGCGGTCGTTGACCGGCTCGTTGTCGAAACGGATCTCGGTGCCGTCGCACCCCGCAACGGAGGCCAAGAGCAGGAGGGTGAAGGCAAGCAGATATTTCATGCTTTCATCTCTTCTTCTGGGAAATTTAACATGGGCGATTCGTACCAATTAGATACAAAGTCATCTCGAACTCTGGCGGCTTCGATGGGTGTAGAATAGTAGCCGAGGTGAATCAGCCGATAGTCAATACATGCGTAGGCCCGATAGCAGCCACGCTTACCGGACACGCCAATGAAGCCCGACGTGTTATTTCTGCCCATCGTTGGAAAGCAGCAAAGGAATCTTCCCATTCGTCATGGACCTGGATGCCACGAAGGA